GCTTTGGCAGGAAGAAGTTGATCTTGTCCTTGTCCTCCTGGATCGACTTCTTGTGCGCGCGCTCGACCAGCCAGCGGGCGCAGGCCTCGCGGAAGGTTTTCTTGGGCTTGGCCTTGAGCATGCGGCCTTGCCAGAGCTCGGCGCGCCGGATGTCGTACAGGGCCTGGGCCTGCTTCTTGTCGGTCGTCTTGAGCGACTCGCGGATGCGCTGGCCGTTGATCTGGACGTCGATCCAGTACGTGTCGTTGCGGAGTTTGAGGGTCATGTCGTGGGTCCTTGCTGTGTTGTTGTGGTGAGATTGTCTCAACAGCGTAGGGGTCTGTCAACAGTATTTAGCGGCACAAACGGCTAGGAAGTTGACTTCCCCCAATGGGCAATCAGCGCCGCCTCAGCCCGGCCGTCGTCCTTGACGCGCTTGAACAGGTCGGCCTTGTCGGGCCAGAGGTTGGCGGCCATGGCCCGGGCGCCGTCCTTGCCGGGGTTGAGCTTCAGGTCGCGCTTCCACTTGGCCGGCGTCACCAGGTCCACCGGCACCTTCATGCCGGCCAGCACGCCGCGAACAATCCCTAGGGCCTCGCCAAACGCGAACATCGAGGTGACGCCCTGGCCAGGCATCGCGTTCACCAGCTCGACCACCGCGCGGGCGTCGTCGGCGTAGAACGCGAGCTCGGACTGCAGGAACACGGGCGACACCCGCCGTTTGGTCTTGCCGCCGATCTCGAGCTCAGTCACCGGCATGTCGATGACGTCGATCAGCTTGCCGGTGTCGGCCTGGATGATGGCGATCGCGCCGCTGGCGCCGGGGTCGATGCCGAATATGTACTGGCTCATGTTGCTGGGTCCTTCTGACGCGGCGGTGGACCGCGCTTGATTTCTTCGACGCGCTCGACGGTCGTGAACCTGTGCAGGTTCGCGCACTCGTAGCGCCGGCGCTTGGTCCCGTCAGTGCGTTGGCGTGTCTCGCGCACCTCGGTCCAGGCCTCGCACTGCGGGCACTTCATCGGAACAACTGGATGAATGAGTTGGAGTAGTCGCGCCACATCTCGCCGCGCTTGATGCGGCTGACGGTGGTCTGGGTGATGCCGTAGTCGCTGGCGATCGCGCGCTGCACTCGAGGGTCCTCGCGGATCTTCTGCACAATTTCCGGCGACAGCTTGGCGGTGGCCCGCCTGGCCGCGGCCACCCGCTGGCGCCTGGTCGGGTGCATGTACTGCACGTTGACCTTGTTGGTCCGCTTCTGCAGCGTCGTCTTGGTCATCACGACGATGTGCTCGGGATTGACGCAGCGACTGTTGCCGCACTTGTAGGTGGCTACCTTGCCTTCGATGTTGTGGCCTAAGGCCAGCGCCACGACGCGGCGCACGCACATGTGCTTGCCCTGGTAGCGCATCACCGGCGAGCGGCTGCGCAGCTGCAGGGCTAGCTGCCACTCCCAACAATCACCAATCTCCTCACACCGCGATCTGATCGACTCAATGCATTGAGAATAACTCATCACTTAAAACAGCAGAATAGTGAAGAAGGTTCCCGTGGCCACGCCCATCACGTAAATCACGAGCATGCCCAGCAGCTCCATGCCGCCGTCGTAGGTTGGGTTCCCGCAAGCCTCGGGGCAGGGGCACGGCTTGCGCCCCTGGTTGCATGGTCCGGTGCAGCTCATGCCTTTGCCTCCAGTCGTTCGCGCAGAGCGGTGAGGGCTTTCTCGGTCTGCTCACCGCCGCAATATCCTGATGATTCAAATTCCAACGCTTCCAACGCCTGCCGCAGCAGGGCGGTGTCGTCTATGGGGTGGGTGTAGAGGGGTCTCCACTCGTATGGGATGTGATCGCATACCTCCGCTCTGGCTTCCTCAACGGTGCGATAACGGCATTCGTACCAACCACTCCATTCGGTTACCACCCCGTCTTTCACTCGCCTTGCTAACCGTTCTTGCCACGCCACCGGCTCCTGCTCAGGCTTCGCAAGCGCGGTGCGAAGGGCGGTGATTTCCTGATCGAACTCGCCCTTGAAAACTGAGTCATCTGCATTGAAGGTGGTCAGCGCCTCAAGCGCCTGCTGCGCTGCTTCTCTCAGTGTTGTCATGCTTGCTCTCCTGCATTTGCGATGGCTGCACGGGCTTTCTCAAACGCCCAGTCAAGCTGCTCACCATGTGCTGACATGACGAACTTCAACGCCTCCAACAGTTCCTCATTCACCGCATGAAGGCGGCGCAGTTCGGCGGCGGCTTTTGTCACATCTTCGTGGTTGTAATTTCCTTGCTCAACAGCATCAGCCAAGCGCAGGGGCTCGGGTTGTGTGCTCATACCTTGCCCTCCATGATCGCCTTCGCCGTGCGCGTGCGCTTGGCCGCGGCCTCCTTCTGCGCCTTGGTCGTCGGCTTCACGGGGATGGCGTCCAAGTCGTCGGACTCCATGTCCATGATCGTGCCCACGGTCTTGGGCGCGAACACGCGGCCGCTGGTCACCGTCGCGCCAGGGAACTGGTCCTTGAACGTCGACATCTCACCGATCAGCGAGCCCGGGCAGCGGTGCAGCTCCTTGCTCGAGAACACCGGGCCCTGGTCCGCGCAGCCATCCGGCCCATTGACAAACAGCTTGCCCGTCTCGGTGTGCCGGTACACGACGAAGTTCTCGCCACCGTCCACCGGCTCCGCGTAGGGCAGCAGGCCAGGGATCATCAGGTGCACATTGCAGCCGGCGCGCTGCTCGGCATCAGAGATCAGCTCGCCCTTCATCGCGCAGCGCCACTGCGCGTCGTGGATCGGCGTCGAGTGGCAGCAGGTGCGGCAGTTGGGCTCGCCGGCCTGGCCACCGTGGCAGACCTTCCACATCGAGCAGTACTTGCACTCGAAGTGCTCGGGGTCGGTGCTGATGCGGTAGGGCGGCTGCGGTGAGTCGATCAGCCGCTGGGCGCGCTCGATCAACTGGTCGAACCGCTCGCGGTTAAAGTGAACCCACTCTGTGTACAGGTCGTCGGTGTCCTTGTTGACCGCGAAGTACAGAGCACGCTCCAGATCCATCAGACCCATGTAGACCGTCATCTGGTCGTAGTGCTGAGGCTTGCTGGCCTGCACGCCCTTCTTCACGACGTCGTTGAAGGACTTGTTGCTGTGGGTCTTGAACTCCAGCACCGCCGGCGTCTTGGGCCCCTCGGGCACACCCTTGACGACACCGTCCAGCGAGCCCCCAAAATGACCCTGGCATGCGCTCACGCGCCACTGGGCGCCGGTGGCCGGGTCGGTGTCCCAAACCTCGGCGCCGATGCCACGCAACTCCTCAATGCCGCGCGGTTCCTCGCGTTGGCCGCTGCTGAACAGTCGCAGGATGCGGCCCCTGAACTCGGGCGTCATAACCCAGCGCCAGATCAGCCAGATGTAGCGTTCGCAGATGTGGCCGATCAGGCTGGCCCCCATGTGGGGGCGGTGCTCCTGCGGCTTGCTCTCATACCACCGCACGATGGCGGCGCTGGTGGTGTGAGGATCTTCAGGCAGCGCCGCCATTTTCAACCCCAGGGACGTGCAGACTTCGCGGGGGCTGCAGCCGGTGCCGGCTTGGCCGGTGCTGCAGGCTTGGCCGCGGGTGCGTCGACGGCCGCGCGGTAGTTCCAGATCACGTTGCGCGTCGGGTCCTTCTTGTCGATGCCGACCTCGGCCACGAACGGCGTGTCGTGCAGCTCCTCGCTGTCGTTGACGTCGTCCAGGTGCAGCGCCATGCACAGGCGGGCCAGCTGCTCCTGCGCGATCTTCACCGTCTGCTGCGACGGGTTGTCGAGGTTCAGCCGCTCCCAGTGCCGGCGGCCGGAGTGCGACCCGCCCAGCACCTGCATCTCGAGCTCGAGGTACGAGCCGTTGCCGCTCTTGGTGGGCTTGGTGGCCGACTTGGTGATCATCATCTCGTAGTCGCCCGCGGGCAGCGGGTCGAACGAGCTGCTGGTGCGCTCCTCGAATTGGATTGCGGATGCTTTAAAGTTCAGGGATGCCATGGTTCCAGTTCCTTATGGTTCAGGCGTTTTGAGATGCGGACAGAGCCGCGGCGAATGCCTCCCAGTCGAGGGGCATGTTCTTCAGGCCGAATCGGTTGCCACCCATGTGGGCGGGGTGCGGCTCGACGTGAAGAATCCGTTTGCCCGTCGTGCGGGCCTTGACTTCCTTGTTCCCGTAGCCGGCGTCCGACTCGGTGGTGACGATCTGGTAGTTGGCCCAGCCGATGACGTCGGCCCACTCCTGCACCAGGGCACCGGCGCGGTCGTGAAGCTTCAGCACGTACTGGTCGTAGCCGTCGTGCAGCGGTGACTCGAAGCGCTTGATCTTGTCGTGCGCGATCAGGATCACGGCCATGTTCCGCTGAGCGCGCAGCTCCTCGAAACCCTGCAGCAGCGTGCGCCACTCCTCAGCCGCGGCGATGTAGCCCTTGCCGTAGCCGGCGGCCTCGATGCTGGCCCACTTGTTAGCCGCGCAGACATGCGCATGCACAAGCGGCTCCAGCCAGTCCAGCGAGTCAAGGAACACCGTCTGGTAGTCGTGCTCCTCGTTGAGCAGCGTGCTGATGGCCTGGTAGACGTCGGCCAGGCTAGTGGCCAGGGGGAAGGCGGCCGCGTCAACCGCGTCGGCGCCGTCCTCGGTCAGGATGCCAATCGCGCTGGGTGCGCTGGCGGCGAACGTCGTCTTGCCGATCTTGCCGGGGCCGGCGATGACGATCTTGGGCGCGCGCAGCCTCTTGGTGCGGCCAATGGATGAAAGGTCGAATGCCATGATGCTTTCCTTCAGTCGTTGATCTCGTTGTTGGCCCGCAGGCGAGCCCGGTACTCAGCGTCGCGCTTGTCTTGGGCGGCCTGACGCGCGGCCTGCTCCTCGTCCCACACCTGGCGGTGGTCGTCGCTGATCTTTGCTTGGTCCCAGAGCCGGTCGTACTCGGCCTTGCACCTCGCCCACACGCCGTGGTCGTCGCTGTAGTCGTAGAGCCAGTCGAAGTTCTGCAGAGCCTTGCGGTACTCCTCAAGGGGTTGAAAGGTAATCGTCATGTTGTGTTCCTGTTGATAAGTTGACAGAATCGCATCACAGTGGCTCAAAGACTGAGCCAGTAAAAGAGCAAAGAAGCTCCTACGATGCCGAGGGCGGTGGCGAAGGCGATGTCCGCAGCCTTGGCCATGCGACGCTCGCCAGGCGTGCGGTAGATGTAGCTGCAGTCGGTGAAGCAGGCCTCGTGGATGGTGCGTGGCGTGCGGAAGTGGGAAGGTCTGAGCATGGTGTGGGTCCTGTCGTGGGTCAGAAGGGTGCCGGCGGGTATTTCTTGAGGGGGTCTTGCTTTGGCCGGCGGGGTGGTTTGTAGGGCTGGCCCTTGTAGGTGGGGAAGGGCCAGACTGGAGGGGTGTCAGGCTGCGGCATTTACGCGCCAGGCCGATCCGACGACAGCATCAACTCCAGCCTTCTTAAGGCGCTTGACGATCGCCTGCGCCTTGCGGAACGGCACGATGCGGCACTTGCTGCTGATGTTCTTGCTGACTCCGCTGCCTGCGGGGAAGTAGCGCACTTCGTACAGCTTGATCGTCTGGGTGGCGTTCATGTTCGGGCTCTAGTTCGTATTGCGATGGAGTGACTGTAGCTCCATGTTTGGGAAATCTCAACACGTAACCCGACTATTTTGTAGGGATATACCCTACAGCCCGACAGGTCAATACAGGGGCTTGATCCAGAGGACCGTGGAGGTCCAGATGATCGAGGCGTCCGCGATCATCTCGTTAGAGGGCCAGATGATCAGGTTGTGCGTGTCTCGGCGGTAGCCGCGGCGCACCACGGCCAGGATTTGCCGGCCGTCGCCTGTGGCCACCAGGCACAGCTGGTCGATGTTGTCCGCGGGCGCGAGCTGGGCCGGCGTCACGAACAGCAACCAGCCGTCCTTCGTGCTGGAGTGCGAACGCACCTGGATTGCGAATGTCCCAAAGGGGCAGTCAGCCGGGCCGATGACGTCGTCGTGAGTTCGCGGTGGCATTGTCGTAACCACACCGTTCTCATCCACGTGCGCGGCCACGGGGCAGCGCTTGACGTCCTCGGTCACCTCGATGCCGGCGTTGCGCATCACCTCGTTCAGCGGCACGCCGAGAATCGTGGAGATCTGGTGCGCCTCATGGGGCGTCATTCGGCGCAGCCCTCTGAACATGAGCGACACCGCCGCAGGGTCAATTTCCAACATCTTCGCCAACCTTCTCTGAGACAACTTCTTGTCGGTGAGCCGACCGCGAAACCATTGTGTGTTCATAGCTACGTAAAGCGAAATAGCCGCTTCTAAATCAACAGGGACTAGATAGTGGCAGTCTCTCCATATTGCGTCAACCTCATACAATGAGCACCCTCAAGATTGCGGCAACAACATTACGGAGTGCAAATGCCAATACCCACCATCCACACCCTCTCCCCGGCCTACGAGGTCATCCAGCGCCTGGGCGGCAAAACCGAGGTCGCCGAGCGCTTGAACCTGGACAAGAGCACCCTCAGCCGCTGGTGCCAGCCGCGGCCCGAGGGCACTGGGGGCCAGATCCCGCAGCGGCAC